GCCGACCGCGTCGTCGCCGAGGTGAATCAGGGCGGCGACCTGGTGACTGCGGTCCTGCGGCAGATCGACGATGGCGTGGCGGTGCGCACGGTGCGCGCAACGCGCGGCAAGTGGCTGCGTGCCGAGCCGGTTGCGGCGCTCTATGCCGAGGGGCGCGTTGCCCATGTCGGCGCGTTCGACGCCCTCGAGGATCAGATGTGCGCATTCGGCGCCGACGGGCTGGTGAAAGGTCGCTCGCCCGACCGGCTCGACGCGCTCGTCTGGGCGCTCACCGACCTGATGATCGACGGCGCACGCCGCCCGCTGGTGCGAAGGTTGTGAGCCTGACGTTGGCGTGACCCGTGCTGAGCACGGCCCTTTGTCATCCCGGAAGCCGTGAGCGGAGCGAGCGGCTATCCGGGAACCAGCGGAAGGTGCGGCGTCAGCCTCGCAATATCGATGATGCATTAGCGCTGGGTCCCGGGTCTCGCTCGCGCAGCTCGCTTCGCCCGGGATGACAGGTGCGTCGTGCAGTTACCGACATCATCCCGGCGCAGCCGGGATCCACGCCGGTCGCAGTAAACGCTGCCTTTGTGCTGTTGAGGAGGCCTGCGTTCAAACTGAGCAGTCTGTCATCCCGGAAGGGCCGAACGACGTGAGGCGCTATCCGGGAACCAGCGGAAGGTGGGGCGTCAGCCTCGCGATATCGATGATGCATTCGCGCTGGGATCCAGGGTCTCGCTCGCGCGGCTCGCTTCGCCCGGGATGGCAGTGGCGTCGTGCAGTTCCCAACGTCATCCCGGCGCAGGCCGGGATCTACGCCGGTCGCAGCAAACGCTGCCTTTGTGCTGTTGAGGAGGCCTGCGTTCAAACTGAGCAGTCTGTCATCCCGGAAGCGCCGAACGGCGTGAGACGCTATCCGGGATCCGGCGGAAGGTGCGGCATCAGCCTCGCAATATCGATGATGTATTTACGCTGGGTCCCGGGTCTCGCTCGCGCAGCTCGCTTCGCCCGGGATGAGAGGTGCGTCGTGCAATTCCCAACGTCATCCCGGCGCAGGCCGGGATCCACGCCAGTCGCAGCAATCGTTACGGGATGTCCGCATGCATTTGCCTTGCACGCCTACGCCATGACGGGGCGATGACGCGCGCGAACGCGCGCTCGGCAACTTAGCAAAACACCACATGAGCTGGCGGCCGGCTCCCGCAGGGGAGCGGCCGTCGCCAACCGAAAAGGAAACGCATGTCGCGCATCATCGATGCGCTCGGCAGGCTGCTGCCTGCGCGCGCGCCACGACAGGAGCAGAAAGCGAGCGCGGCGGGCCCGCTCATTGCGTGGGAGCCCCTCGGCCAGCCGGTCTGGAGCCCGCGCGATTACACTGCCTTCGCGCGCGAAGGCTTCATGCAGAATGCCATTGTCTACCGGTCGGTGCGCATGGTGGCGGAGGCGGCGGGTTCGGTGCCGCTGCTGCTCTATCGCGGCGATGAGGAGATCGAGAGCCACCCGCTGCTCGATCTCATCGCGCAGCCTTCACCCGATCACACGGCGACGGATTTCCTCGAGGCCTGGTATGGCTTCCTGCTCGTCGCCGGCAATGCTTACGTGGAAGCCGTCGGCGTCGGCGGCAGGCTGCGCGAGCTGTATGTGTTGCGCCCCGATCGCATGAAGGTGATCCCGGGGGCGAACGGATGGCCGGAGGCTTTCGAGTATTCGGCCAATGGGACGTCCGTCCGCTTCGCCGATGAGAGCGTTGCGGGCGTGCGGCCGATCCTGCACACGCGCCTCTTCCATCCCGATAACGATCACTACGGGATGAGCCCCATCGAGGCGGCAGCGTCGGCCATCGATACGCACAATCAGTCGAGTGCGTGGAACAAGGCGCTGCTCGATAACTCGGCGCGGCCGTCCGGCGCGCTCGTCTATGCGGCGAACGGCGGCAATCTCACCGAGGCGCAGTTCAGCCGCCTGCGCGGGGAGCTGGAGGAAGCGTTTCAGGGTGCGCGCAACGCAGGGCGGCCGATGCTGCTCGAAGGCGGGCTCGACTGGAAGCCGCTGTCGCTGTCTCCGAGAGATATGGACTTCATCGCGGCCAAGCATGCAGCGGCGCGCGAGATTGCCCTTGCGCTCGGAGTGCCGCCGATGCTGCTCGGCATTCCCGGCGACAATACGTACGCCAACTATCAGGAGGCGCAGCGGGCGTTCTGGCGCGGCACCGTCTTGCCGTTGGTCTTCCGCATGGCGCGTGCGTTCTCAGCGTGGCTTTCGCCGGCCTACGGTGGAGAGGTGGAGCTGCGGCCCGATCTCGACCAGGTGGATGGTCTCTCGGGCGAGCGCGAAGCCCTGTGGGCGCGCATCGAGCGGGCGAGCTTCCTGACGCTGGACGAGAAGCGCGCCGCAGTTGGATATGGGCCAGCGCCGCGCGAAGAGGTTCCTTCTGATGCCGAGCCGGACGGGATGACTTCGTTCGGCGGCGAAGCCGCTCCGGTCTTCAAATACAACCCCGACCAGCCGCGCGTGCCCGTCGGCAGTTCAGATGGTGGTCAGTGGACGGACGGCGGCGGTGGGAGCGGCACCTCCGGCCGCGTGCGCGTCGCCTTGGCGGGAACGGGGACACGGAATGATGCAGGCGAGGAGGAAAGCCTCGTCCATCTGGCGCAGGCAGATGGTTCGGAGTTTGATCCATCGAGGGGTGGCTGGCACGACTACGCGGTGACAAATGAAGTCTGTGCGGCGGAGCTTAGATGTTCGAAGGAAGAATTGGCGGATCAGCTCGCGCGTTATTCTGTCCCTGGGCTAGATGCGGTCCGGCCCGTGACAAATGAGGGTGTCTATCTAGTCAAAGATCCTAGAACCGGCTTTCCGGGCGGATACGTCCGGACCCTCGTGAGTGCAGACGGCCTTAGGATTGTGAATAGGACGCTGCCTGTCCACGCCTTCTACGATGGCCAGATTGAGCGGGTGGCCACGCAATCGCCCGATGGGTCGTGGCATGTAACCACCCGGGGGATAGGGAATAATCGTCTGCCAGGAGCGGCGACAATTAATGAGGAGCACGGCCCAGAGATTTTTGGTAGGTTGGATCGGATGTTAAAAGAGAATATCGAACGGCATCACGGTGTCCAAAGTTCGAAGTCGCGCATTTTTTCTGGTGTTGGTTGGCCTATCGATCGTGACGATCGCAGTGGGAGTACGCCACATGGCCGGTAACGCCTATACATTCGACTTCGGAGCGGGCAGGTCGCCAGTCTGCACCATCAAGGTTACGGTTCAGTCCGATCAATGGGATCGGCTATTTGCAGGCGTTCGGAAATTTGCGGGGCTCAACGATTTCGATGTGAGGGTAACGCGGCTCAAGCCAGAGCTGGATATTGTCTACATCGATCTGTGGAAGCCAGATATGGCGATCGCTGGCGAGAATGTATTCAAGCCATCGGACTTTGCGCTGTCCTTGTATATCGACCCAACCAAAGGCGCGACGCGGGATGCTGCGCTAAGCGCAGCCAATCGGCTGCGAGATGAATTGATGGAAATACCAGGCGCATCTGTGGAACTTGAGTCGCCGACGGATTGAGGTGCGGCTATGGAAGCGACCGAGTCCGTGAAAAACCTCTTCCGAGGCTTCCACCAGGATATGTTTGAGTACGCGCAAACCCCTGAGGCGATCGCACAGGAGGCGCTTGGGTTTCTCACCCTTGACGACATCCCGCCTGTGGTTGCCTACCTCGATGATTTGTTGAGCGGCCGCTACAGCGACGAGGAGATTCAGGCGATCTGGCACAGGATGCCGGCGGACATCTACTTCACCGACGCTCGAGGCGCCGTCAAAGTGTTGAGTCTTGTGCGCGATCTGCTCAAGACCCATCCGCAGTTCAAGCCTCAATAGTAATGGGCCGTGTGCAGAGATGATTGATCTGCAGCGACGCGGGCATTCGGGTCATCCTGACGATACGGCGGCCAACTATATCGAAACGCGACCCTATGACATCGATGGTGACGGGGCGGGCTTCTGGGGCATCGTTCCTTGGGGGCGAAGCTTTGGGTTTGAGGGCGACGATCTCGCGGAGTTCGTACGTCTATGTGTGCTGCGGTTGCTTGATGCCGGCGCGGTGCCGGCGCGTCATAGTCCTAAAGGCGAGCCCCTGCTGTGGAAGGAGCAAACGCAGTACGGGACGACGAAGGATGAGATCGCCGACGCGATCATAGCCGAATGGCTTGCAACGGGTGGCGGCGATCCACCCTGGGAATACCTATGGTTCGTGACGCGCGAGGTTCTGGAGACTGATCGCAGCGAGTAGTCGCGCTTCCACGCGGAGCGTGGCTCCGCCATGAGAGAATTGAGGGAGCCGAACCGATGCGGATGGACGTCGTATTTGGTGTGAAAACCGACGATATGGAAATTGCCCGTGCGTGGGTGGAGCAAGCGACGGGGATTACCGGCGAAGGTAGAGAGAGTGCAGCGCTGGGGGGCGACTACTATTTGTTCAAGCATGAAGAGGCGAAGTTGAGGCTGATCAGCAACCGCGACTTCGAGGACTATGAGCCGATCTATACCGAAAGTGATGAATGGCCCTTGGCCCTCAGTCTAGAGGGTGCGAAGAAGGACTCACCCCTATTACGCGGACTGGAAAGCGCTGCGGATCATTTTGTGAAGCTGCAAGAGGAAACATACTAGACTTAGCGCCTGTCGCGATCCGGCGGTTCCAGCATATCCGAGGAAACCTAGAATGATCGGCAAACCTTCTCCTCCAATGCTCTTCCTTCAGGTTTGCCGAATGTTCCATGCAGATATTGCGGATACCTGTCCGACGTTTGCGAGTATGGCAGATTTTTCTCTGCAGCATATCGAGGGAGTCGATTGCGATGCGCTTGCACAGTACCTCGACCGTTTGTTGAGCGGCGAGTACACGGAGGACGAACTAATGGAGCTATGGAATGGCTCCGGCGCCGACGTCTTTATTCCAGACGTGAAGAACCTCCTGGCACTTCTGACAGAAATGAGACGGCAGCTGCGAGCGGTTCCGGAATAGCAGTTGTGGCAAGGAGTTCTCAAGCGGTGACGAGCGCGACCTTGAAGCATCTGAGCGTAGAAGCGCTCGTCGAGCAATTCAGGTTGATGGCATTGGCCCAGGACGAGGCTCTGCTCGATGATGAGCACACAAAATACAACCGCTTGTTCGACAAAATGGAGGAGGTCAAGGGCGAGCTGAAAAGCCGGCCTGACGATGGGCGGCGCGCTATGCTCCCGCTCCTCGCGCACAGCAACGCCCAAGTTCGTTTGAAGGCCGCCATTGCTTTGCTCGCGTTCGAGCCGGAAGCCGCCCGCGCAGCGCTGCAAAGGATCAGCGATGCAAATGAATACCCACAGGCCGCGCGGGCGCGGGGCATGATGCGTGCGGTGGACGAAAGCCGTTACGTGCCGAGCTAGCATGGATTGGCGCGGCTCGACCTCGAGCGTGAGTTGCGTGAAACCCATCTGCATTTCCCGATGAAGATAGGTCCCGGAGTTGAATGGTCGTATCTGTCGATTTCAAAAAGCTTGTTCGGCTGTTTTTGCAGGACAGCGATGACGAGGCGCGTGACCTGTCGGAGTTCGTAGCTTTGGCAGTCCAACTGATGGACCCAGCGGATGTCCCCGGCGCGAAGGCGTACGTCGATAGCCTTCTAGCTGCCGGGCTAAGCGAGGACGAATTGGATGCGATCTGGCGATCCTGTCACCCGAATTATTGGATTGAAGAAGGAAAAATGACGGAGTTTCTCACGGAAGTTCAACGACAGCTGGGTGAGCCGTTGCAGCAATCGTAATAGGTGGGGACGCATCTACGCGGAGCATGGCTTCGCCATGACGAGCGGGCGAGCTTCCTGGCGTTCGAGGGCGCTCGTTGGGCTGCTCGACCTCGACCAGGTTCGTGTATCGCTGGACGCGTCCCACGCTGGAAAGATTAGAACGCTGAAAAGCGGCGCGCAGCTCAGCGCCATCGCCAAGCGGGGTGTGCGGCCTTGGCCGATGTCGAAAGAGGAATCTTTAGCCATCCTCGCCGAGGTCGATGCCGAGCTGACGGCGGATCCGCAATACGCCACGGCCTGGATCGATATCCTGGTCACAGATGAAGGCCGCGAGACATGCGCGCGCATTCTCGATCGACGGGGCTACGAGTGGTGGCGCCGGCGCTGACCGGCGGCCGAAGCTTAAGGCAACCCGGCCTCAGACCATGATCGCTTCGGACCCTACCAGTCCGAAGCGTGAATCATTGGTCTAAGCAAAAAACGAGAGCCGGATCGCGATTCGAAGAAAAGCGATCGTGCTTTAACGGAATAGAACGCGACAATCCGGAGACATTTGATGCTGGCAAACGCAGGCGCCTGGCAGGGCGGCGCGCGCGATCGTGTGCGCGCGCACCATGAGGTGAAATTCACCCGTCTCGACCTCAAGGCCGTCGAGGTGGATGGAAGCTTCGGTGGCTACGCGAGCCTGTTCCATCGCGCCGATCTTGCCGGTGACGTCGTGCTCCCAGGTGCGTTTTCCGAAAGCCTCGCGCAGCGCGGCGTGTCGGGCATCAAGCTGCTCTTCCAGCACGACGCCAATCAGCCGATCGGCGTGTGGACATCGCTGCGGGAGGACGCGCGCGGTCTCTATGCCGAGGGGCGGCTGATGCCCGAAGTGACGAAGGCGCGGGAGGTGCATGCGCTGATGCGCGCCGGCGCGCTCGATGGATTGTCGATCGGATTTCGCACTGTCAAGGCGCGCCGCGATCGCGCCAGCGGCCAGCGGCGGCTGGAAAAGATCGACCTCTGGGAAATCTCGGTGGTGACCTTCCCGCTGCTGCCGGAAGCACGCATCGCGACCATGAAATCATCACCCTTCGCCGGCGGTGTGCCGACGGAGCGGGAGTTCGAACGCTGGCTCACGCGGGATGCTGGGCTGAAGCGCAGTGAGGCGCGCGCGCTGATGGGCGCGGGCTTCAAAGGCCTGAAGGCTCTGCGGGATGCGGGCCGGGTTACGGGCGAGGAGAGCGATCTGGCCGCACGCATCCGGGCGGCAGCGCAATCCTTGAGCAGCAACACCTGGTGAAGGAAGAAAGTATGTCGGAACTGGAAACTAAAGCGGGCGGCAGCAATGTCGGCGCCGCCTTCGAAGATTTCATGCGCGCCTTCGAGGCGTTCAAGGAGACGAACGACGAGCGGCTCTATCAGCTTGAGCGCCGCTCGGCGGCCGATCCGCTGGTCGAGGAGAAGTTAGCGCGCATCGACCGTGCACTGGACGAGCACCGCCGCGTCGTCGACGACCTGGCGCTGAAGTCGGCGCGTCCGGCCATCGGCGGAGGGGCCCCGCGCTCGGGGGCCGCGCTGGCTCACAAGTCGGCATTCGATGCCTACGTGCGCAAGGGCGAGCTCGGCGCGCTGCGGGATGTGGAGAAGAAGGCCCTTTCGGTCGGCTCCGATCCGGACGGCGGCTATCTCGTTCCGGATGAGACGGAGCGCACTGTCAATCGCGCGCTGCGTGACATCTCTCCCATCCGCGCCATCGCGGGTATCCGCCAGGTATCGGGCTCGGTCTACAAGCGACCGTTCTCCGTGGCGGGACCCGTGACCGGCTGGGTCGCGGAGACGGCAGCACGCACGCAGACGAATGCCCCGACGCTCGATGAGATCTCCTTCCCGACGACGGAGCTCTATGCCATGCCGGCGGCGACGTCCTCGCTGCTGGACGATGCGGCGGTGAACATCGACGAGTGGCTCGCCGAGGAGGTGCGCATCGCGTTCGCCCAGCAGGAGGGCACCGCGTTCGTCACGGGCAACGGCACCAACAAGCCGAAGGGCTTCCTCGCCTATACGACGGTCGCGAATGCTTCGTGGGAGTGGGGCAAGCTCGGCCACATCCTCACGGGCACCGATGCCGCTTTCCCCGCGTCCAATCCGGCCGACAAGCTGATCGATCTCATCTATGCGCTGAAGGCGGGATATCGCGCGAACGCGCACTTCGTGATGAACCGCTCCACGCAGTCGGTGATCCGCAAGATGAAGGATGGCGACGACAATTACCTGTGGCAACCCTCGGGCGCGCCGGGCGAGGCGCCGACACTGATGGGCTATCCGATCGCGGAATCGGAAGACATGCCGGGCATGGCAGCCGACAGCCTCAGCGTGGCCTTCGGAGATTTCCGCCGCGGCTACCTGATCGTCGACCGCGTGGGTATCCGGGTGCTGCGCGATCCTTACTCCGCAAAGCCCTACGTGCTGTTCTACACGACCAAGCGGGTGGGCGGCGGCGTTGCCGACTTCGAAGCGATCAAGCTGCTGAAGTTCGGCGACTAGACCATGATCGCTTCGGACCCTACCAGTCCGAAGCGTGAATCATCGGTCTAAGCAAACGACCATGATCGCTTCGGACCCGATCAGTCCGAAGCGTGAATCATCGGTCTAAGCAAACGACCATGATCGCGTCGGACCCCACCAGTCCGAAGCGTGAATCATCGGTCTAATAAAAAGCTCGAGCCGCATCGTCATGTGAAGAAATGCGATCGTGCTCTAGTCGGCCGGCAATCGTTCACCCTCGTGGCTCCTCCCCCGCGAGGCTGAAGCGGGGCCGCCGTCTCCCCCCGGCGGCGGCCCTGCACTTTCAATCGCGCGTACCCGAGAAGACGGACGGGCAGGCGAGCAAACTTCATTCTGACAACAATGGAATGCCCATGGCACTGGTGATAACCAGTGCGCCCGCCGTGGAGCCGGTGACGGTTTCCGAGGCGAAGGCGCACTTGCGCGTCGACGGTACGGCGGAAGACACGCTGATCGGCAGCCTCATCCTGACGTCGCGGCTGCATATCGAGGCGGCGCTCGGGTTGGCGCTGATGACGCAGAGCTGGCGGCTCACGCTCGATGCCTGGCCGAACGGACGGGAGCTGGAGCTGCCGTTGCGACCGCTGCAATCGCTGGCCTCCGTCAAAGTGCTGTCGGCGGATGGCACCGCGGAAGCGGTTCCCAGCAGCGCCTATGTGGTCGATGCTGACGGCACGCCGCCACGGATCGTGCGCAACAATGGAAGCTGGCCGCAACCGGAAAGGGCCGTGAACGGTATCGAGATCGAATTCACCGCCGGCTTCGGCGATGGGGCGGCGGACGTTCCCGCGCCCATTCGTCAGGCGCTCCTCATGCTCGTCGCGCACTGGTATGAGCGCCGCGATCCGATCGAGGTGGGCTCCCGCGAAACCGCAATTCCCGCCGCTGTCTCGGACCTTCTGGCGCCTTACCGCGCGGTGCGGCTGTGAGCGCCGACATTCACATCGGCGAGCTGCGCACGCGGCTGACGCTGGAGGCGCCGTCCCGGACTGCCGATGGCGGCGGCGGCGCGGCCGTGACCTGGACGACCGTCTGCGAGCTGTGGGCGCGCGTGCGTCCTGTTTCGGGCGGCGAGAGCTTCGCGCTCGACCGCACCGCCGGAACGGTCGGCCACGAGATCGTTATCCGCCACCGCGGCGGCATCACGCCGCAGATGCGGTTCCGCTCCGGCACGCGGGTCTTCGATATCCGCGCCGCGTTCGATCCCGACGGACGACGTCGATGGATGCGGTGTCTCGCCCAGGAGCGCGACCTGTGAAACTGCGGGTTTCATTGCCTGTGCTCGCCACGGGCAAGCTGGTTGCGCGGGCGCAGGAGATGGTCCGGCAAAGAACGCCGCGCCAGCGCGATGGTACGGCTTTACACGACGAGGTGAGAGATGACAGGCGCGAGCTGGGCCCTGCAGCAGGCGATGTTCGCGAAGCTGACGAACGATAGCGCGCTGCTCGCACTCCTTGGGGGCCCGCACGTTTGGGACGACGTGCCGGTGCGCGCAGCGTTTCCCTACGTCACTTTTGCGGCAGGCGTCGAGCGCGACTGGAGCACGGGAACCGAGGCGGGCAGCGAGCACGTGGTGACGTTGCACGTCTGGTCGCGCAGCGGTGGCCGCAAGGAGGCGCTGGCGATCATCGACGCGCTGCGCGCATGCCTGCACGGGGCGGCGCTCGCGCTCTCGGGACATCGGCTGATCAACCTGCGGCACGAAAGCTCGGACGTGAGGCGGGACGGCGACGGTGAAACCTATCAGGGCATCGTGCGCCTTCGCGCCGTGACAGAGCCGCAAGCGTAGTCAAGGCCAGCGATGTGGCATCCACATCGCGCGGACGATCGACGGCGTTGCCCCGCTGAAGCGCGGAGCGACGCCAGTTTCCAACGATGCAACATCAAAGGTGAGTGAGCGATGGCGGCACAAAAGGGCAAGGATCTGCTGTTGAAGGTCGACGCCGACGGCGAAGGCGCCTACACGACCATCGCCGGGCTGCGCACGCGCAGCATCGTGTTCAATGCCGAATCCGTCGACGTGACGCACGCGGAAAGCGCGGGGCAGTGGCGCGAGCTGCTGGCCGGCGCTGGCGTCAAGTCGGCGCGGCTCACGGGCGCGGGCATTTTCAAGGATGCGGCGTCCGACGAGATCGTGCGCGGCTATGTGTTCAACGGCACCATCCGCGACTGGCAGGTGGTGATCCCCGATTTTGGCACGGTGAGCGGGCCGTTCCACATCGGCTCGTTCGAGCTGACCGGGCGGCACGACGGCGAAGTGGGCTTCGAGATTGCGCTGGAATCGGCGGGCGAGCTGACATTCGCTGCGGCAAGCTAGCCGCGGTTGAAATGGCCTGGGTCCGCGCCGTCAACTCTGGCATGCTGCGATACGAGCCGTCGGGGGAGACCATGGGCACCATAGCGATCTATATCGGCGCGGCGATTGCAGAGATCGCCGGCTGCTTCGCCCTCTGGACGGTGGTGCGCTATCAAGCGTCTCCCATCTGGCTCGTTCCCGGCATCGCGTGCCTGGTGCTGTTCGGCTGGCTGCTGGCGCAGGTCGATGTGGAATTCGCCGGCCGCGCCTACGCGGTCTACGGCGGCATCTACATTGTCGCCTCGCTGGCCTGGCTGTGGTCGGTGGAAGGGCGTGCGCCGGATCGTTTTGATCTCCTCGGCGCCGCGGTTTGCATCGCCGGGGCGCTGATCATTCTCTACGCCCCGCGCGGGGCCTGACACCAGCAACTGTAGCAATCAGATTTGCGCGCTGCATTCCCCGCAGCGGGCGGCGCTGTGCATGGAGGAACGGAACAATGGCGAATGCCCACCGCGGCGAAGTCGAAGCCGTGCTCGACGGCAAGACTTTCCGCCTCGTGCTGACGCTCGGCGCGCTGGCCGAGCTGGAATCGGCCTTCGGCGATGAGGATATGCTGGCGCTCGCGCAGCGTTTCGGCGGCGGCCGGCTCTCGGCGCGCGACTGTGTGCGCATCATCGGCGCCGGGTTGCGCGGCGCTGGATACGAGATCGGCGACGATGCGGTGCGCGCAATGCGGACGGAGAACGGCGCGGCGGGCTACGTCGATGTGGTCGCGCGCCTGTTGCGGGCGACGTTCGGCGAGGAAACCGAAGGGCGCCGCGCCTCCGCGGAGGAGGAGGGCCACGGCCCTTTCCCTGGGACGACGTGATGGCCGCCGGCTTCGGCCTGCTCGGACTTTCGCCCACGACCTTCTGGGCGATGACGCCGCGCGAACTGGCGGCCGGACTGCGCGGGCGGTTCGGGCCGACACCCGCCGGGCCGCCATCGCGCGCAGAGCTGAGCGCGTTGCTCCGGCGCTATCCCGATAAGCCAAATAGAGAATGAGGAGAGGCCATGGCCGATTTCAACGATCCGGTCGACACGATGACCGTGGCCGTGATGGCCGATACGACGCAATTCCAGCAGCAACTCGTCGATGCGTCGCGGATGGGGCGCCAGTTCGGCAATGCGCTGTCGAGCGCGTTCGACGGTATCGCCATCAAGGGCAAGAGCGTCGGCGACGTGCTGCGCTTGCTGGCGCTCAATCTTTCGCAGCTGGTGCTGAAGTCGGCGCTGCGCCCGCTGACGAACTCGCTCGGGAGTGCGCTTGCGGGGCTCGTGGGCGGCGGGATGCCCTTCGCCAAGGGCGGTGCGATTTCGCAAGGACTGCCGGTGCCGTTCGCGTCGGGCGGCGTGATCTCGAGCCCGGTGACGTTCCCTCTCGCGGGCGGACGCACGGGCCTTGCCGGAGAGCGCGGGGCCGAGGCCATCATGCCGCTGGCGCGCGGACCCGATGGCCGCCTCGGCGTTGCGGCCCAGGGCGGCGGTGGCGTCAGCGTCACCCTCAACGTGACGACGCCGGATGCGGAGAGCTTTCGGCGCTCCGAGGCGCAGGTCGCGACGATGGTGGCCCGTGCGGTTGCGCTGGGGCAGCGCAACCTGTGAGCAGGAACGAATAGGGATGTGCGAATGAGCTTTCACGAGATCCGCTTTCCCACGGACATCTCGCGCGGCGCGCAGGGCGGGCCGGAGCGGCGCACCGATGTGGTGGTGCTCGGTTCCGGCTTCGAGGAGCGCAATGCGCGCTGGGCGGACTCCCGCCGCAGCTACAACGCAGGCTATGGTGTGAAGTCGCTCGACGACCTCCATGCTGTGATCGCATTTTTCGAGGAACGGCGCGGGCGCCTCTATGGGTTCCGCTGGCGCGATCACGCCGATGACAAGTCGTGCACACCGGGCGCAACGATATCGCCGCTCGACCAGGTGTTGGGTGAGGGCGACGGCACCCAGGCTGCCTTCCAGCTCGTAAAGCGCTACGGCGTTGCGCACGCGCCATGGGTGCGCGCGATCAAGAAACCGGTAGCGGGATCGGTGGCCGTTGCCGTCGACGGCCATGAGTTGGCGCCGGAGCATTTTCTCGTCGATGCGGCGACGGGAAAGGTGCTGTTCCAGCCCGGCCACGTGCCAAGCGCCGGGGCGCAGATTACCGCCGGCTTCGCTTTCGACGTGCCGGTGCGCTTCGATACCGACAGGCTCGAAATCAACGTGCAGGGTTTCCGCCACGGCGTCATCCCGCACATTCCGATCGTCGAGGTGCGGCTGTGAAAATGTTCCGCCGTATGACCGCACGGAGGTGCCGATGAAAAGCCTTGCTCCCGAGCTGCAGGCGCATCTCGATAGTGGCGCAACGACGCTGTGCTGGTGCTGGCGTTTGACACGCGCGGACGGGGTGAAGCTCGGCTTCACCGACCATGACCGCGATCTCACCTTCGAGGGGACGACGTTCGAGGCCGCGGCCGGTTTCACCGCCAGCGAGATGCGCGACAGCATCGGGCTCAGCGTCGACAATCTGGAGGTGACGAGCGCGCTGTCGTCGGACCGGCTCGCCGAGGCCGATCTGGCCGCCGGTCTCTACGACGACGCGAGGGTGGAGATTTTCCGCGTCAACTGGGCCGAGCCAGAACAGCGCGTTCTGATGCGCTCCGGAAGCCTCGGCGAGGTGCGCCGCGCCGGGCTGAGCTTCACCGCCGAGGTGCGCGGGCTTGCGCATTATCTCCAGCAGCCGAAGGGCCGCCTCTACCAATTCACGTGCGATGCCGACCTCGGCGATCGGCGCTGCGGCATCGCCCTCGACGCCCCGGCCTATAAGGGCGAGGGCACGATCATCGCGGCGGCCAGTACGCGCCGCTTCACCGCATCGGGGCTGAGCGCATTTGCCGATGGCTGGTTTGCGCGCGGACTGTTGACCTTCACCTCCGGTGCCGCCGACGGACAGGCGGTGGAGGTGCGCAGCCATACCAACGTCGGCGGCATTGTAACGCTCGAGCTATGGGCGCCGGCGCGCGGTCCGCTCGAAAGCGGACAGACCTTCACCGTGACGGCGGGCTGCGACAAGCATTGCACGACCTGCCGTTCGAAGTTCGCCAACGTGGCCAACTTCCGCGGCTTCCCGCACATGCCCGGCAACGACTTCATCACCACCTTCGGCCGCCGCGGCGTCTAGCGGCGCATCCCCGCGACGCGCACGTAAATCCCGCAAACCCATAGGATCGCAGAGATGTCGAACGCGCCGGACGCCGACGCCGCCGAGATCGTGCGCGTTGCTCGTGGATGGATCGGCACACCCTATCACCACCAGAGCAGCGTCCGCGGCGTCGGCACCGACTGCCTGGGCCTCGTGCGCGGCGTGTGGCGCGAGCTCTACGGCTGCGAGGCTGAAACGCCGCCACCCTATAGCCGGGACTGGGCCGAGGGCGGCGGCATGGAGACGATGCTGCTCGCCGCCGCTCGACACATGCACGCGATCGCGCCCGACGAAGCGCGCGCTGGCGATGTCGTCGTGTTTCGCCTGCGCGTCGGTGCGGTGGCCAAGCACGCGGCGATACTTTCGGGAGCGACGACGATGATCCACGCCATGGAAGGCGCGCCGGTGAGCGAAGTTCCGCTATCGCGGTGGTGGAGGCGCCGCATCGCAGGCGCGTTCCGTTTTCCTGAAAGGGCACGCTGATGGCAACGCTAGCACTCGCAGCCGCCGGCGCGGCCATCGGCGGCGCTGTACTGCCGGCTGGCGTCACGCTGCTCGGCGCCACGATCACCGGCGCTACGATCGGATCGCAGCTCGGCGCCATTGCGGGCTCGGTGGTCGATCAGGCGCTGCTCGGCGGATCGGGCAAGACGCGGCACATCGAGGGCCCGCGCCTTTCGGAACTGCACATCACCACCTCGACGGAAGGTGCGCCAATCCCGCGCGTCTATGGGCGCGTGCGCCTCGGCGGACAGGTGATCTGGGCGACGCCGTTCGAGGAGGAGATCGTTACGTCATCCAGCGGCGGCGGATCGGGAAAGGGCATCGGCGGCGCCCGTGCCCCGGCGAGCGTTACGACCGAGTACCGCTACTATGGCAACTTCGCCGTCGCGCTCTGCGAGGGTGAAATCGCCGGCATCGGCCGCATCTGGGCGGACGGCGCCGAGCTCGACCGTGGGCAGATCGTGCATCGCGTCTACACGGGCAGCGAAACTCAGGACGCCGACAGTCTCATCGCCGCCCGCGAAGGTGCGGGAAAAGCGCCCGCCTACCGCGGCACGGCATACGTGGTGTTCGAGCGCCTGGCCCTCGCGCCGTTCGGCAACCGCATGCCGCAGCTTTCCTTCGAGGTCTATCGTTCCGTCGAAACCTTCAGCGAGGACATCCGCGCGGTGGTGATGATCCCCGGTTCCGGCGAGTTCGCCTATTCGCCGACGCCGGTGACGCAGCTCGTGGGCCTCGCGACGCAGGTGCCGGAGAATGTCCATTCGCGCCAGGGCGGCACCGACTGGACCATTTCCGTCGATCAACTGGAAGCGACACTGCCGAATGCGCGCAACGTCTCGCTCGTGGTGAGCTGGTTCGGCACGGATCTGCGCGCAGGCGTGTGCCGGCTGCGCCCGGGGATCGAGCATCGCGATAAGATCACGAGCCCCTATGCGTGGAAGGTTGCGGGCCGCACGCGCTCCAACGCCTATGTGGTGAGCCAGCAGGGCGGGCGTGCCGCCTATGGTGGAACGCCGAGCGACCGCAGCGTGATCGACGCGATCCGCGATCTGCGCGCGCGCGGGATCGCCGTGACGCTCAATCCGTTCATTCTGATGGATGTTCCCGCAGGAAACGCATTTGCCAACCCCTACGGCGGCGCGAGCCAGCCGGCTTATCCCTGGCGTGGACGTATCACGGCGCATCCAGCCGCGGGCCAGCCCGGAAGCCCCGACAAGACGTCCGCTGCGGCCGCGCAGATCGCCGCGTTCGTCGGGACGGCGCGGCCGGCGCACTTCGCCGTCGTGGGTAATGAGGTCGTCTATTCGGGGCCGGACGAATGGTCGTTCCGTCGTATGATCCTGCACCATGCGTTCCTCGCCAAGGCGGCGGGCGGCGTCGATGCGTTCCTCATCTGCAGCGAGCTGCGTGGGCTCACGGGCGTACGCGACGGGCAGGCGAGCTATCCGTTCGTCGCCGCGCTCAAGAGCCTTGCGGAGGACGTGAAGGGCGTTCTGCCGGGCACGAAGATCGTCTATGCGGCGGACTGGTCGGAATACTTCGGCCACCAGCCTTCCGACGGATCGGGTGACGTCTACTTCCATCTCGATCCGCTGTGGGCGTCCGACGCAATCGATGCGATCGGCATCGACGTCTATTGGCCGCTGGCCGATTGGCGCGAGGGGCGCGATCATCTCGACCTGCAGGCCGGCGCGCGTTCGATCTACGACCTCTCCTATCTGACGGGCAATCTGCGCGCCGGCGAAGGCTTCGACTGGTATTATGCTTCGCCGGAGGATCGTGCGGCGCAGGTGCGCACGCCGATCACCGACGGCGCAGGCAAGCCCTGGGTGTTCCGCTACAAGGACATCCGCTCGTGGTGGCTGAATGCGCACTACGACCGCCCCGGCGGCGTCGAGAGCGATACGCCCACGGCATGGGTGCCGCAGTCGAAACCGTTCTGGCTGATGGAGATCGGCTGTCCGGCAATCGACAAGGGCGCCAACCAGCCGAACGTGTTCGTCGATCCGAAGAGCTCGGAGACGGCGCTGCCGTATTTCTCCAACGGCACGCGCGACGATTTCATGCAACGGCGCTTCCTGCGCGCGATCATCGAAGGACTGGACCCCGACGCGCATGGGTATCTGGATGGCGCCAATCCCACTTCGGAAATCTACGGCGCGCCGATGGTCGATCTGTCGCGCATCTATGTCTACACGTGGGATGCGCGACCCTATCCTACATTTCCGAATGACGCCGCAGCATGGGGCGACGGCGAGAACTGGCAGTACGGCCATTGGCTGACGGGACGCTTCGCCAGCGCGCCGCTGGCCGACACCGTCACGCGGCTGCTGCAGGATTATGGCTTTGCCGACTATGATGCCGGTGCGCTCAGCGGCACGGTGCCCGGCTATGTGATCGACCGCGTGATGCCGGCGCGCGACGCGTTGGAACTGCTGGAGCTCGCCTATTTCTTCGACGCGCTGGAAAGCGGTGGCGAGATCGTCTTCCGCCATCGCGGTGCAGAGCCGAGCGTAGTGGAGCTCACCGCTGACGATCTTGTCGAGACGCGGGCGGATGCGCCGTTGCTGACGCTCACGCGCGGTCAGGAAACGGAGCTGCCCGCGTCCGCCAAGATACGCTTCATCGCAGCGTCCGGCGATTACAGCCAGGCGGTCGCCGAAGCGCGCCGCATCACCGGCGCGAGCGGCCGTGTCAGCCAGGCCGACGTTCCGCTGGTGCTCGAGGCGCAGCAGGCGGACAGCATGGCCGAGACGTGGCTGTTCGAGGCGTGGGCCGCCCGCGAGCGTGCGAGCTTCGCCGCTCCGCCGAGCCTTCTCGCGCTGGAGCCTTCCGACGTCGTGCGGGTCCGTCACGCGGGCGAGGCGAGGTCTTTCCGTATTACAGAAATCGGCGAGCATGGCGTGCGCGAGATCGAGGCGCGCAGCGTCGATCCGGACATCTACGGCGCGCTGCAAGGCAAGGAGCGCCCGCCCCGGCAAGGCGGCGGCGTGATTACCGGCTCGCCTCTCGTCGAGTTCATTGATCTGCCGCTCCTGCGCGGTGACGAGCCGCCGATGGCGGGCTATGCGGCGGCGACGCAGACGCCTTGGCCGGGAGCGGTTGCGATCTATGGCTCGCCGGAGACGAGCGGGTATGCGCTGAAGGCGCTCTGCTCCGCTCCGGCCACCGTGGGCGTCACCCTTGATCCGCTGCCCGCCGGTCCGGAGGGACGGCTCGACCATGCAACGCGCATGCGCGTGCAAGTGGAAGGCGAAGCGCTTTCGTCCGTCACGCTGCTTCAACTCCTCGCCGGGCGCAATGCGGCGGCCGTGCGCAATGGCGACGGCGAATGGGAGGTTATTCAATTCGCCGACGCCGTGCTTGTCGAAGCGGGCGTCTATGCGCTTTCCGGACTGCTGCGCGGGCAGGGTGGCACGGAGTTCGCGATGCGCGCCGGAGTGGCGCCAGGCGCGCGCTTCATCCTCATCAACACGGCGGTGGCGCGCATCGACCTTTCGGCTTCCGAGATCCGGCTGCCGTATTCGTGGCGATACGGCCCCGCGAGCCGCGACATCGGCGATGCAACCTACAGCGCGACGACGCACACCTTCGTTGGGCTTGGGATGAAACCGCTTGCACCCGTGCACGTGAAGGCAACCCGCAGCGACGGCGATGTGGCGATCACATGGGTGCGGCGGACACGCATCGGCGGCGATGGATGGGAGGCGCCGGACGTGCCGCTCAGCGAGGACGTGGAGCGCTACGAGGTAGACGTTCTCGATGGCGCAACCGTTGTGCGCACGCTGGCGAGCGCCACCCCCTCGGTGATCTACACCGCGACACAGCAGAGCGCCGATTTTGGAGCGCCGCAACCGTCGGTGAACGTGCGGGTCTATCAGGTATCGGCAAGCTATGGGCGTGGAACGGCCCGCGCCGCGACGGTCTAGCGAGGCTCACACATGATGGAACAGCCGCCGTGGCTCGCCGCCGCGTGGGCCGAGCTTGGCCAGCGCGAAGTGCGCGGAAATGCCGATAATGCGCGCATCCGTGCATTCTTCCGTGACGTGGGCCATCCGGCCACTTTGCACGACGAAGTTGCCTGGTGCGCGGCGTTTGCAGGCGCGTGCCTCGAGCGCGCGGGTTTCGCCTCGACGCGCTCGCTGATGGCGCGCTCCTACTTGCGCTGGGGCGAAGAGCTGGAAGACGGCCGCTTCGGCGCCGTCGCCGTGCTGAGCCGCGGCGCAGATCCGGCAGCCGGGCACGTGGGCTTTCTTCTGGGGGAGACCGCGTCACACGTGATGCTTCTCGGTGGAAACCAGGGCGACGCGGTGAGCGTCGCGGCCTATCCGAAAACGAGGTTGATCGGCTTGCGCTGGCCGCAGGCTGTCCCGCAGCACTTGGATGTCTCCCCCGCGCAGCCTGCTTCCGCATCGACGGTGTTCGCAGAGGCGCTGGCGCACGTGCTCGAGATGGAAGGCGGTTACACGGATGATCCCCACGATCCCGGTGGGCCGACCAATCGTGGCGTGACGCTTGCGACCTACGCGGCCTGGAAGCGGGTGCCGCTGACGGCGCAGACACGCGAAACGCTGAAAGCGGAGCTGCGACGCATTCCCGACGACGCGGTGCGGGATATCTACTTCCAGCGATACTGGCGCCCGGCGTTCTGTGCCGAGATGACGCCGGCGCTCGCCCTGTTCCATTTCGATGCCTCGGTAAACCACGGTGTGACCGGCGCGATGCGTCTTTTGCAGCGCGCAGTAGGGACCGACGCCGACGGCGAGATTGGTCCCAATACCCGCGCGGCGATTGGGCGGCTCTCCACGGAGGAAATCTTGGTCCGCTATGCGGACGTGCGTCGGCAACGCTACCGCGCGCTGCCGCACTTCTGGCGCTTCGGTCGCGGGTGGCTGGCGCGCGTCGACAAGACACTTTTGCGTGCGCGCGCGCTCGCCGGTCAGCCGGACAGCGATGCGGCGAACGCGCGAATTCCATCGACAACAGAGCAGCAGAAAGGATCGGTGAGTATGGATGAGAGTGCGCGACAGGCGGACCGCAAGTGGTGGGGGCAGTCGATTACCATCTGGGGTGCGATCATCACCGGCCTTTCGACGGTGCTGCCCGCCGTCGCTCCCGCATTCGGCCTGGATATCACCAGCGATCTGGTGCGCGAAGCCGGTGAGGGCATCGTACAGACGGTGCAGGCTGTCGGCGGTCTGATCGGAACGCTGATGACGATTTACGGACGCATGCGTGCTTCGACGCCACTGGCGCAGCGCAACGTGCAGATGAAGCTCTAATGCTCCCGATCGCGCCATCGCGGCCCATTCATGGTGGGTTCAGCGGTGGCGCACTACAACGGCAGCGTGTTTGCCCATCCATTTTCTCTTTTGCGATAGACATGTTGCGCATCGCTTTTTTCGCGGCAGTTTTGCTCGTTTCTATTTTACCGGCGAACGGTGCCTGTTTCCCCGATTGGTCGATCGCCGCGCCGATCGTTCATCGGGAGAAGCTCGCAACCGTGGAGACGCTCTCTGCCATTACGGCGAGTGAGATCCCCGGCAGCATCGTGAAGACCACGCTGTGCGAGGAGGACGGCGCGTTCGTCTATCGCCTCGTGGTGCGGGAGGCCGACGGAAAACTGACGAGCCACACGGTGGATGCGCGCAGCCCGTTCGGGCGCTGA